TTTAAATTAGAAGTAATAAAAAAATCAGGAGTATGTTTAAATCCCAATGCGAATGCGAATGCTTTCCAATCAAACCCGTACTGATCCAGCGCTTCTTTTGTATTCACTTTATTATAATTGTTTGGATCTTCTTTTTTAATAATATTACATCCATAAATATTTAAAATTTTAAGTTCACACTCAAATACATCTTCCACGTTAAATTCGTGATTTGTTCCAAACGAATTCTCAAATAGGTCGTTTAAATAGTTTATGTATACTTTTTTATATTTTTTTGCGTATTCACTCGTTTTATAATCAAAATAAATATTGATATCAATCAGTGTCATTTGGGGTGCATCAATATAACACCTATATATTTTAGGATTTTTATCATCTGGATTTAATGACCAGACAAAGGGGGATCCATATGACATAATTTCATTATAATTCACCAGTCCGAGTAAATTCCATAAATTAGTTGGGTCTTTTCTTAATTCATCTACATTCGATAGAAAAAAATTTATGTAATACTTTGATTGTTCATCTGTATTATAATGTTTAGATGAATTATAAAACGTTTTTAAACATTGGGCAAAGGAGGAATTGTTTTTAGCATCTTTTACATAAGTATCCACTATGTCTAACAATTCTCTAAAAACTTTATCTTGCACCAATCGAAAATTATCGACCTGGACAATATATTCTTGCCCGGTTTGTATTTCAAATTCTTTTAACCATCTATCATTTATATATGAATAAAAATCATTTTGCGGATTGATTTTAGACGGACTGACCGCTTTTCTTAAATCCTTTAAAATTTGTTTTTCTAAATTATAGTTTACAGATAAGAAATCTATTTTATTTTTTTTAAACGTTTCTTCAATTTTGTCTTCAAACGTGTCATATTTATTAAAATAATTTTTACATACTATATCTTTTTGTTGTTTTGATAAATGGATTAACGATTTGCTTATTTTTGGAGCATTTAATCTGCGTAGTTTTTTTTTCTTCGTTTTGTTCTTTATGTTGTAAATATCTTGTAGTTTAAGTGTTTTTTTATTATTTGTTTTCATATATATTTATTATATATTAAATTTTACATATATAATACCAAAACTAGCTTTTGACTAAAATGCTAGGTACATGAGTGCGATTCAAAATGGTAACAAATATTTAATCTTTATTAATAAATGTTTCTTTTGCTATATTTTTAATTATTTTATTTTCTTTTTCCAGATCATTATCTCCTTTTCCGCCCATCGCTTCAATCACTAATTTATTATATTGGTCTGAAAATTTAGAGTCGCTTTTGTTACAATCTGGATATTTCATTTTAAATTCGTTTAATAATTTTGAATTTTTATAAACAATATGTTTTATTACTTTTCTAATTTTTTGCTTATTTTCATTTTCTTTTTCCCATTTATCTTGATCTTTTACATATATTACTTCTCTTTTTGTGTCTGTACAGTGAACTGGTCGTTTAGTTTCATCCAGCGAATTTAAATTTTTTACGATGATATTTGAAATGCCTTCCACATATCCAACTTTTCCAACCTTTTCTAAATCGGCCAATTGTAATTTAATAGAATCCACAAAATCCATTATGTTCATCGCGTCTTTACATGTTTCATTTAAAAACACGTTTAAATTAAACGTTTTATTGTGCGAATTATTAATTGTATTTGTATTATGAGTTCCATTTTTAATAACCTCCATCACCATATTTTTTAATTCACTATTTTCTTTCACCAAATATTTCATAAATTCTTTCAATTCGTGTATTTCATTTGTTTGAGGAATAGGATCAGATAGAATAGGTTTTTTAAGTTCATTGCATTTTTTTTTATGTAAATATAAACCTTGTCTAAAACTATATTCTTTTCCACAAAAACAAGTGTATTTTTTAAGAGTTTCATGTAACTGTTTGTCATTTTTAATATGTTTTGCTGTTGTTAAATGTTTAGTGAAATCGCTTTTTCTACAGCATTTATAGTGACACTTTTCGCAAATAAATTCAGTATGCGATTTTGAAGAGTCTGGCGTAATCATTTGTAACTATATAATATAGTTACATAAAACTCTCCTAAATAGTTTTTCGAAAATAATTGCTAAATTTTTTTTTTTTAGCGTCACAAATTTATTTTTGTTTTTAAAATAGTGAGACCTTAAAAATTTTTATGGTCTCAGAAATATTTTTTTAGACATTTATTCAGGAAAATGCAAAAATGGACATTTATAAATGTCCAAAATCCATTTTTCCGAAAACTTTTGGGAATTTTTTATTTTTTTGTTTTTAAAGAATAAATGGTAAAACATACTTAAAGAACAATATTCTCTGTTTTAAAGAATCATAAAAAGCATAAAAAAATAAATGTTAGAATATAATATAAATGAAAATATCCGAATTTAAAAAAAAGAAATCGTTTCCAGACAGAATACAAGAATCCCAACAAATTAAATTAAAACACCCAGATAAAAGACCTATTATATGTGAAAAGTTACAAACACAAGCAGATTTGCCCGACCTGGATAAAAATAAATATCTTGTTTCACATAATTTTACGGTTGGACAATTTATGTTTACCATTAAAGAAAGAATGCACTTAAAACCAGAAGAAGCCCTTTTTTTATTTATAAATGGTCATATTATTACTGGCTCTACCACAATTGGAACTGTTTATAATGATTTAAAAGACGCGGATGGATTTTTATATATCCAGTACGCCAAAGAAAATACATTTGGTTAAAATTTAGGGGTATTTAATTAAATTTGTTTTCTATTTTGCTCAATAAATGTTCATCATATACTAAATTGCCGGACGGCTTATATGATTTAATTGGGGTATATTCTTTCTTTTGGTGTTTTCCTTTCAAATCGGGAGTTTTTAGCGAATTGTTTGGATTGGTTGAGTCTGAGATTGTATTATTTTCTTCTAAATCTTCATCTATTTTTTCGCCATATTCATTTATTATAATGCCCGTTTTCTTTTTCAATTCATCTCGCACATAAGACGGCACCCAGTGTAACCAAGAAATAAAAAGTGTATTTGGATGTATATATCGTATATTAAACCCATTGTGCATTAATTTATCCATTAAATAGGCGATACACGCCGCTTGGTCATATTTTGGAACGCCAATAATAATCTCCGGCACAACAAACCAACAAAATTGTTCATCTTTTATTTGTCTTGACACCGTTTTAATTCTTATATGAATGCGATTTAAAATTTTATTAAATAACGCCAATTGGGTTAAATCATGCTGACGTTTTTTTTCATACAACTCATCTATATTTAGCTTTTCTGAAAAGTCTTCAATATTTTCTAGAGTAAATATATTTGCCATGTTTAATAACATTTAGAAAAAAAGTTATTAAAATAAATGTATTAAATAACAACAGAAATGACGATTAAACATTTAGTTTTGTCTGGAGGGGGTCCTATAATGGTACAATTATTAGGAGCTATACAACAGTTAGAAACAAAACAGTTTATGGATTTGAAACAAATAGAGAGCATTTATAGCACTTCTGCCGGGGCTATTGTTGGAGTGTTAGTGTCTTTAAAATATGACTGGGTAACTATCTATGATTATATTATTAAACGGCCTTGGCAAGAAGTATTTAAAATTAAAGCAGATACTATTTTTGAGTCTTACAGTAAAAAAGGTATGTTTGATCTAAAAACACTCGAAAAATGTTTCAAACCATTATTTGACGCAAAAGATATTCCTATGGATATAACACTGGAAGATTTTTATAAATATTCCAATATTGAATTTCATGTGTTTTCATTTGAAATGAACGCCTTTAAAATTGAAGACATTTCCTATCTTACACATCCTACATTGACCTTAATTACTGCGCTTCATATGACTTGTAGCTTACCTATTTTAGTCACTCCGGTGTTTATAGATGATAAATTATACATTGATGGGGGCATTATTTGTAATTATCCATTACAACATTGTATTGATTCGGGTAAAAATAGCGATGAAATACTTGGGTTCAAAAATCAATATACAAATGACACGACCATTCGTATCCAGTCAGAGTCTACATTATTAGATTTTATAATGTTTTTCTTATTTAAAATTATTTACAGTTTAAATACAGACAATTTACAACCACTTATTAAACATGAATTTTTATGTAAAACAGATAAAATGAATATTAATATGTTACAAACATCTCTCAGCAGTATAGAAATGCGAAAACAACTGTTTGAGAATGGAATAGACGATGCGAAACACTTTCTCTCTAAATTAGAGGACAGTATTTAAAAATTGGTCCAACGTATCCTTGGTAGGTTTTGCGTCATACTCAATCACTTGGCCATCTTTTAATAACTTGATTGTTGGAAACCCTTCAATATTATATTTGTTCATCATTTGAGTTATCTCATCCGTTTCCTCTGTACAATTGATTTCTGTAAACATTACAGTATACCCATTGATGGTTTTATTTTCATATTGCGCCTTGATTTCTTCCCAGGCAGGTTTTGCTGTTTTACAATGGGGGCACCAATCCACATAAAATAAAAGTATTTCGGCTTCTTTACTACTTGATTTCGGCTTTCCTTCATGATTTGAATAATACATCTGAGATGAACTTGAGGAGCCGTAATAATAATAATAAATACCAATACAAATAAATACAACAACTACAAACATAATTATAAAAGTATTTGTGCTTATATTTCCTCCGGCGGTCATCATTTTTGACAAAAGCCCGTTTGATTCTTGGATTCCAGTGGGCAATTTCATACTGGAACTATTCACGTTAACATATTTAGACATTATATATACTATCAAGAATAATTTAACAATATCTTTTAACGAATAGAATATAAAGAGTATAATATAATAAAAACAATGTTATTTAGAACAATAGACAATAAATTGATTGAAGTAAACAAATATCATTTTAAAAATGATACATTATATTATACAAAATTAATGGATATATATAAAAAATATGCGCCTTCATATTATTTGATAAAATTATAAAAAAGTTTTTATCACAAAAATACATAATAATCCTAAAAATAGAGTAAATATATAACTACACATTATATTTATATTTAATTGTTTTAGAATATTTTCAGATTGTACTAAATTCTTGGCAGTGGATAGATGAGTTGTTTGGGATATGTTTAAATAAATAGTGTATCCTAAAAGGAGAAATATTATCATTTTCATCAACATCGATGTAAACAAAAAACTGCTTAATGGACTGATAATAAAAAGTATAATTAACACGATTGAAATAGTAGAACAGGTACATATTTTTTTTGTAGCCTCTGTGAATATCATTACATTAAACGGTATTTCGGTATCCATATAATTGATTATATATTATTTTTTAGGGGGATTCTTTTTTATATTTATATATTAATAATGCCACAAACTCGTAAAAATAAAAAAAAACATAATAAAACAATTAAACGGGTGTTTGATAAACAAGATTTTAATTCAGGAGATGGCATGGTAACAAAAATTTGGGGGCCTGTTTTTTGGACAGCAATACACACAATGAGTTTTAATTACCCAGTTCATCCAACACCACAAGATAAGAAACATTATAGAGATTTTATTGTGAATCTTCAATATACATTGCCGTGTAAATACTGTAGAATCAATTTAAGCAATAATTTTAAAAAAAATCCGCTCCAAATGTGTCATATGGCAAACCGAAATACATTTTCTCGTTATATATATGACCTACACGAAACCGTCAACAAAATGTTAAATAAAAAGTCGAATTTAAGCTATTGCGATGTGAGAGAAAGATATGAGCATTTTAGATCCCGGTGTACAGATGAAAAACAAACAGTATTTAAGTTTAAAACAACTAAAACTAGACGAAAGAAAGAAAATGGATGTACCGAGCCATTATATGGAAAGAAATCTAAATGTGTGATAAATATTGTTCCTCAAGAAGATACGCGAGCTACTTTTAATATAGATAAAAAATGTATTAAATCGCGTGACAAAAAATAAAATCATTAATTCATTTTATTATTTAAAACCATTTTCTTTATCTTCTACCTCTTCTCCTTCTACTTTTATTTCTTCTTCTACTTTTATTTCTTCTACTTTTTCTTCTTCTACTTTTTCTTCTACTTTTTCTTCTCCTTCTACCGCCAGAACCATCATAGCCATCAGGTTCATTGTCATCTACATTCTCTCCTTCCTCCTCATAGTCCATTGGGTCAGCGTCCTCATCCATATATATATATATGAGATAATTGTCTAAAGGTAATTATATAATTTCAGTAGTTTTATAATATTTATTATTAGTATTATATTTTGTAAAAGCAGTTCTAGAATATACTGAGCCATCATTGTTATATTTTCTAAAAATACGTTTTGTAACAATTGGATTTTCATCAACCATACATTTTTTTAATTCCAATTCTTTTTTACATTTTTCTATTTCTCTGTTTAAAAAATGAGTTTCTTCTTTAAACTTCATGAATATAATACATACATATTATTTATATTCATTTTAATATAATATTTACATTCCAAATGAGCTAAAATCACTAATCACTGGTTGTGGTAAAAAATTGTCATTTATCGCATTATAATTTGGCACTTTTTTGCACTCAAACGAAGGCTCCGGACATCTGGCACACGCAGGACAAGGGGGGCATTTTGACTCTCCATCAGGGTCTGATTTCCATGCGGGACAAACTGGACAAACCGGTGGAACCACCTCTGATTTCAAAATATATAAATCTTCTTGTCCTGGTGGAATTTGACTCCTAGGAACTCCAGGAGGAAGATAATTGGAATAATCATAATTCGTTGTTCCAGCTACGGTATTTCCATTTGGTCCCTGAGCATAATACGCGGTATTTCCATACGGCCCAGTTACCGCCCCGGCACTTCCGCCATAAGCACCCTCCACAGTTGTCGCACTGCCATTTGGACCATAATATTGCGTAGATGATGCGCTGGTGGTTCCAGCAACCACATTTCCGTTGGGTCCTTCCGCATAATACGCGGTATTTCCATAAGGGCCAGTTACTGCTCCGGCACTCGCACTATTATTTGTTTGACCAGTGCTACCATAATATTGTGTATATGAAGTATTATTTGGATTATATGTGCTTCCAGATTGGGTAAATGTATAACTGCCGGATGAAGTTTGAACATTAATTGCTTCTTGGCCATCATTTGTGTATATAACTGTGGCCGTTGTATTATTTGGGCCATAAAAAGTAGTGGCTGACCCGTTGTTTCCATAATAATTGGTGTATCCTTCTTTTGTAGTATTTAATATCATTTCATTTTCTTTGTCTGATATTTTAACTTTTAATGTTTGCTTTCCATTACTGTCAGTGGATACAACGACGCTTCCCCCATTTGGTCCATAAAATGTTTTCCCAGTGGTTAGTGATGTTGAATTGCCACTAAAATGATTATAATTGTCAAAATTAGAATTGTTTTTGGAATTATTATTAGAAGTAGTATTTTGTCTATTTGTGTCAGCATTATTTGTCATGCCTTCTTTGCCGCATGTCCCTCCTAAAAAAGAACATAATACTAAACCTAATAATAAAATCAAGAAAAGAAATAATGCTTCAGTGTTCATTGTATAATTTATATAGTGAAAAAAGTTTCAATTATATTTAAAAATGATTTAATTTAAATATATATTAATTATACTTATTAGTCTATGCAAAGTGATTATATTAGTGCCACTATTGTTTCTGATTCTGAATCAGAAAAAGAGGAAAAAGAAGAAATAATTATCATACCCACTCCAATAAGAAAATCGAGAATATTACAGCCACCATTACGCAAATTTTATAAAGAAGATGATACTATATTTGAGATTGGTGTGGACGAAGCAGGAAGAGGCCCTCTTTTCGGAAGAGTTTATACAGCAGCAGTTATTTTACCTAAAGATGATACGTTTGATCATTTTAGAGTAAAAGATAGTAAAAAATTCCACTCCAAGCAAAAAATAGAAGATGTGGCGAATTATATAAAAGCAAATGCGATTGCGTGGTATGTCAGTTTTGAAGATGAAACTGTGATTGATGATATTAATATTTTACAAGCAACTCAACAATCCATGCATAGTTCTATTTTAGAAACCAGAAAACAAATCATTACTAAAATGAAAGAAGCCAATAATACAAATTATACAATTGAATTATTGATTGATGGAAATTATTTTAATCCAATAACTATTTTAAATAAAACCACGTCTAGATTCGAATCTATTCCATATACTACAATTGAAGGAGGGGATAATAAATATACGGCTATTGCGGCAGCTTCTATTTTGGCAAAGGTAGAGAGAGATAAATATATTGATGAATTATGCGAACAACATCCGACACTTATAGAACATTATAGCATTCATTCCAATAAAGGGTATGGCGCCAAAAAACATCTAGATGGAATTAAAAAATATGGTATTACTATTTGGCATAGGAGAAGTTTTGGTATTTGTAAGACTTTTGTGTAATCCTTCGAATAAAATATTATATATATATATATGTCTCAAACCGGTGGCTTAAAATTAAGAGATAATACTAAAGTTGGATTTACACCTATTTATGATATGATAAATGCTTCCAAATCTACATTAAAATTATTAACATATAAATCATTAAAAGGATTCATGGTAATTTTAAATGTAGATGAGGCAGATGCTCAATATTTAGCTTTAAATAACACAAGATTTACAACTCCCGTAACAAGTTATTTACTTAAATTAGCTGTAATAACTCCATCAAATGATGTAACTTTACCAGATTTTTTGGGAAGGGATAAATCATCAGAATCGGAAGATAGTTATTTTGAAGAAGCAAAATTACAACAATATATTTGGAAAAAATCTATTATTGGAGGAAGACCAGAAATATGTCCTCCTGTAGCTAATTTGTCATTATTCAATAATTCAGATTCAATCAATTTAATTAATTTTTTTAAAACTAAAATATCAGGCGATACAGCCCTTGAAAATGTGTTTAATTATTTGTTCAGTTATATAAATTCAAATAATTCTAGCAGTATTGGCATAATTGTAATGCCAACAATTAAAAATTCGGATACATTTGGCAATTTTATACATAGTACCCTAGGAACTGATTTTTATGGAATGCCAATAGATAACGATAAGATTCACACGGCATACGCTTGTTTGACAGCCAAAATTATTAGATTATTTATTGAAATTGGAGTAATACATATGGATTTACATGAAGGCAATTCTTTAATATATAAAACTACAGATAATACGATAAATTGTATAATAATAGATTTTGGTAGAGCAACTAATATTATCACTAATGTTGATGATGATTTTTTATCGGCAGCAGAAAAAATACCTATACAGAATAATAAACAAGCATTTTATGATGAGTTTTTTGACATTATTTACAATAATAGTAATATAACACAACAACAAACATTTATAACAACAGTTTTAAAGTATGTTGCAGACATTGATCATGATGTGAACCAAAAATTATTCAGTTATATTAATCCAAATGCATATCAAATGCAATGGTATGAATCATATCCAAAAACAGATGAGGTCTTTGAACAAACATTTAATAATATGAAATCATCTATGATAACAGAAGGCAGAAATCTACTTCCACATACAATTGAAGGGTATCAATCAAAAGGACTTCTTATAAATTTTTCAGATATACGTAATTTTAAAGTACCATTTCAACAGTCTGTTGGAACTATTGCACCTATACCTAGTATTACAACTGGTCCTACACCTGCTCCTCCATGTGTAGGACCAGCATGTATAATACTTGGCGGAAAATATAAAACAAGAAAACAAAGAAAACACAGAAAAACAAGAAAACACAGAAAAACAAGAAAACACAGAAAAACAAGAACAAGAAAACACAGAAAAACAAGAAAATAAAAATCATAATAATATTTATTATATTATTTGAGACATTAATAAATGAATAAAATTGAAATATACATTATATAGTAATATTAATTATAAATAACTTAAAATCTTGTTTACAATTAATTAAATGCGTGTATTGGTTTTTGATACTGAAACAACTGGATTGCCCAAGTCTAAAATGATAGATGATACAACGATTGACTTATGGCCTCACATAGTCCAATTTAGTTATATTGTATTTGACACTGAAACCAATTCAATTGTAAAATTGAAAGATCATATCATAAAAATTTCGGAATCTATTATTATTTCAGAAGAGGTGGTAAAATTTCACGGAATTACAAATGAAATATCTTCTACAAAGGGGGTATATTTAAAGACTATATTGCCCGAGTTCTTTGATGATTTTAGTAAAGTAGAACATATTGTTGGACATAACATATCATTTGATTTGAATATGCTTAAGGCAGAATTAACACGATTCATTTTACATGATTCACCCATTAATACATTATCTGAATATAAAGAATATTTAAATAAATTGACATCTCCCACAAATATTTATTGTACAATGAAGTCCAGTGTAGAATTGTGTGGAATTGAACGTACCACCAAACTTGGGAAAACGTATAATAAATTTCCAAAATTAATTGAATTGTATCAAAAATTGTTTCAAATCTGTCCAAATAATTTACATAATTCGTTAAATGATGTGATTGTTTGCCTAAGGTGTTTTATGAAGATAAAATATGACAAAGATATTATTGAGTATAGCCCGGAAATTAAACAATTGATTAAAGACTATTTATAAAGGGCCAACTATAAAATGATTATAATAGATATTATCATTTTCCATTAGGCTGAACACATTTCGCAAATTTCATCTTCTTTTTGACAAGTTTCTTTTAATTCTGGCTCAATTGTAAATTGTTGGGCTTGATGTTTTGCTTTACGTCTCAAATAATAAATGCCCGTTTTCAATCCTTGCTTCCATGAATAGAAGTGCATAGACGTCAATGTATTATAAGTAGGGTCTTCTACCCATAAATTTAAGCTTTGACTTTGACAAATAAACGCACCTCGGTCTGCGGACATATCAATCAAATGTTTCATTGGAATTTCCCATACAATCTTATATTTATTACGAATATGTTGAGGCAAATCTTTCAATTGTTGGATAGAACCCTTGTTGGCGACAATATTATTTTTAATTTGTTCATTCCAATATCCCAATGTAATAAGGTCTTTTATTAAATATTTGTTTATTACAACAAATTCTCCCGCCAATGTGCGTCTACTGTATAAATTACTTGTAAATGGCTCAAAACATTCATTAAACCCTAAAATTTGGGAAGTGCTTGCGGTTGGCATTGGCGCTACTAAAAGCGAATTGCGTAATCCAAATTGTATAATAGATTCTTTTAAAGAGGTCCAATTATAACGCTCGGATGGAGTTACATTCCACATATCAAATTGTAAAATACCTTTGGAAGCTGGAGAACCTTCAAACGAACTATATGCGCCTAATAATTCTTTCTTTTCTCGACTTAAAATACTATACTCAAACTCAGGGACAATCTCTAATAGTTCAGATTGAGTCCAATGGTTCATATAATAATTTATCTGGTGGGTTCGTTTTATTGCGATTTCATTGCTTTTTTCTAATGCCGCATGATAAATAGTTTCAAATATATCTTTATTCACTCTTTTTGCTTCATCTGAATGAAATGGAATATCCATTAAAACAAATACATCTGCCAATCCTTGTACTCCAATACCAATAGGTCTATGTTTAAAATTACTCTTTTTGGTTTTTTCGGTTGGATAAAAATTAATATCAATAACACGATTCAAATTATTGGTAACTACTTTTGTTACTTCGTGGAGCTTATCATAATCAAATAGTTTGGTTTCGGTATTTACAAAACTGGGCAATCCAATCGAAGCTAAGTTACACACGGCGCTCTCATTTGTGTCAGAGTACTCTATGATTTCACAGCATAAATTGGACGATTTAATAGTTCCTAAATTGGATTGGTTTGATTTTTTGTTTGCCGCATCTTTATAAAGAATATATGGTGTGCCTGTTTCCATTTGCGCATCTAAAATTTTAAACCATACATCGCGCGCGTTAACCACTTTTTTTGCCTTTCCATCCGTCTCATATTTTTCATAGAGTGAAACAAAATCGTCTCCATATACATCCGAAAGTCCGGGACATTCATGTGGGCAAAAGAGAGACCATTTTGCGTTTGCTTTTACGCGCTCCATAAACAGATCAGAAATCCAAAGAGCGTAAAAAAGGTCACGGGCTCTCATTTCTTCATCGCCATGATTCTTTTTCATGTCTAAAAAATCATCCATATCTGGATGCCAAGGCTCTAAATAAATGGCAATAGAACCGTTACGCTTATTCCCTCCTTGATCCACATATCGAGCGGTATTATTGAATACTCTCAACATAGGTACTAAACCATTTGAAGTTCCGTTGGTTCCTTGAATATGACTACCTTTGGCTCTAATATTATGAATATGTAATCCAATCCCACCGGCCCATTTAGAAATATGGGCGCAATCTTTTAATGTACTAAAAATACCCTCGATACTGTCGTCTTCCATTGCAACTAAATAACATGAACTCATTTGTGGCCTTGGAGTGCCGGCATTAAAAAGAGTGGGAGTAGCATGCGTAAAAAATTTTTGCGACATTAAGTCATATGTTTCTTTTACTAATCGCAAGGCTTCTTCTCGGTCATTATCTAAATCTCCATGAATTCCTATCGCAACACGCATCCACATATGTTGGGGTCTCTCCACAATAATATTATTTATTCTAAAAAGATATGCTCGTTCCAATGTTTTAAACCCAAAATAATCCAGTAAATAATCGCGATCATATACAATCATCTCGTTGATTTCTTTGGAAAAATAATTGGTGAAGTCCAACAAATTTCGAGAAATGAGCGGCTTATGTTCTCCTTGTTTATTTGTAAATTCATATAACGATTGTACTACATTAAAAAAAAGAGGGTCTGTATTTTTTTGATGGTTTGAAATAATAATTCTCGACGCTAATGTTGCGTAATCCGGATGTTGGGTAGACAATGAAGCGCATTGTTCCGCAGCCAATTCGTCGATTTTGGTTGTTTCAATTTTGTCATATAATTGGTCTATTACTTTCATTGCTAATGCGGAATAATTAATTTGAATTCCTACTTCATGACCCAACTTTTTTATCCGGTTCAGTATTTTGTCAAACGATATATCCTCTAAACAATTATTTCGTTTGGTTACGCGCATTTCGGTGGAATTCTCCATTATTATATATAACACAATAGTTTTAAATTGAATTGGTTGATATATAATTTATAAAATATATAAAATATATAAATTATATATATGAACGAAACTGTGTTTTTATTTCTTATTTTAGTATTAGCCATTGGATTACCTCTTTTTTTTAAAATAAACGAATCATTCAAATATATGAGCGAAGGGTTTACGAATTATACTTTAGCTGGCACAACTGGGAATTTTCCATGCGCAGTAACAGACGTTTTGCTTCAAGATACATATCCGATTACTGGTACAAATGGAGTTTCAGATAAATCCTCTGATGAAATGTGGTGGCGCTATCCCATATTTCAGCTCGGTTCATATACACAAATGACCAATAATATAAAATATCCAAATAATCCAGATGATGCTAGATGTACCCCTTCGAATTTTTGTTACGCATTATATAAAGACAAACAAATTGGAACAAATATTGTGAATCCATTGCCGCCAGTAGATTCTACCGGAACCCGAGTTGGTTATTTTTCTACAATATAAAATTAATATGTGGTCGATTTTTAGTGGTTTCTTAATCTACTTTGTCTACTTTCAAATAACTACTTGTTGGCATTGCTTTTTTGAAAGGCAATAAACACCCATGAGTTTCCGGCATAACTGACGTTTCTTTTTTTTGTTTTTTTACAGGAGCCCTATGCTGATACCCAGTGATTCGTTCTTCTTCAATAATTTTCCACACCTTTTCCAATTGGGAAACATTATTTTTAAACCACTCTCTATTTCTTAAAACAAGCACACAACTGAGTGTTTCCAGTTTCCAATAAATCGTTTTTATATAGGTGTAATTAAACTCTGGTTGGTATTGATAATACTCCACATTGTATCCAAGCCATTCTTCAATATCATGCGGATGAATTATATCTAACGGTTTGTATATATAAAATGGGGTACCTTCTTTTGTATTAAAATATATCATACATCCTTTCATTTTAGCGTCTTTTGACAAACACATATTTAAAACTTCGATTCCTTCATCGTCTTCATACCATTTATTCGAATCATCCACATATGATTTATAATCTATATATTCGGTAAATTTTGTTTCAAGAAAATCACATTCATCTAAATCACATACTTCCATCTGAAACTGCATCTGAATCCAATATTCCTTTTTAGGAATTCCATTTATTTCACGACTGACCACATTTTTTATTTCCAACATACGACCATACCGATCGGATTGGTCATCAGTAATAATGCCGTCGGGAGATGCCCCTATAAATGTATATACTGGATGTTGAATACACCCAAAATCTTCTACTTTAGTATTATATTTATTCTCATAAATGAGCACAGACAACGGCTCATATTTATTTCCCCAATGTAATGCAGAATTGGTATTTACCATTTTAATTTCGTCTGGATCCTGACACTCGTTTTTGAGTGGTTGGCATTTTTCATAAATAAGTTGATTTATCATGGATTGGCTTTCAAATGCTTTCCATGCACTACTGGCAGTTATTAAATTCCACCGAAATTGATACCATTCGGGAGTTCTTTGTGTATGCTGAGGCATACCGCGCAAATGTTGTATTTTAAGTTCCATCATATTATATTTGTCACGGTTTTCTATTTTTATACCTGTGTTATTTTCTGTAATAGATCGTTCTGCGCAAAACGTGGTTATAAAAATGTAACATGCTTCTTCTAATAAATCGTTCATATCGTCCTCAATAAAATCGCTTCCAAGAATATCTTCTTCCAGCTGAATATAAAATATGTCCTGTATTTCTTCTAATAAGATTTCCTGAAAATCGGGTTCAGTGATTGCCGTCGGATTTTCAGTCATATATTCTTCCATAAGGTGTAAAGCGGTCTCCATTAATTCCAATGTGTTATTTTCGTTAAATATAGTTGGTTCATCTTCAAATACTAAATTATCTAAAATGTCTTCTAACTCGTCTAAATCAGATAATAACATATATAATTGCTTTAATTGTTTTTAATATCATTTGTTATATAAAAATATTCATATATATTAATGAATGATTTACAAAAGCGATTTTTGTTATTTTTAATTGGTTGTATTGGTGTCAGGAGTATATTTGTGTATGCGGCGAAACATGCGAGTGCCCCATTTTTAATGTATATGGGGTATTTAGCACTTATTCCAGCCATTGGGTTTTTCTATATCTATTTATCTGGCACAAGACAAACCGGGGCAGAAGTATTTGGTGAAAAAATATGGTGGAACCATTTAAGGCCTATTCATGGACTATTATATTTGTTGTTTGGATATAACGCAATAATAGGAAATAAACATGCCTGGATATATTTATTACTTGATGTGATAATTGGGTTATTTAGTTTTTGTTTATTTCATTTTTATAATGGAGATGTTAAGAAAATATTACAATAGTAGGTTTTCATCCTCAGAATCCATCTCGCTCTTATTTTTTTCAACCGTTTTATTTCTAATAGTGCCCTGACTCTTTTTAGGCGCCAATGATTTTAAAGTAGATACTCTCTTATCAATGTTTTTTAAAGTAAAATGTTTATTCATTTTGGTGTATACTAATGCCGGAATTTCTTTTATAGTTCCATTGGTTTTGTCATATAAAACATCTTTGACTCGCAACAATTTTTTTCGATCCAGGCAATCCTTTAAAAAATGAGTTAATAATTTTTCTTCTTCCTCATCCAGGCCTTTTTCTGTTTTATATTTTTCAATATATTCTACTATTTTTTTAGTTTTAACTGTTTTATTAAGTTTGCACCAGGGTTCGTTGACATTGTTAATTTTTTCTTCTTCTAAAAATTTATCTAAATTAGACATATCGTTTTCGGATTTTGTTTCATGTAATGGGTTTCCATTTAATAACATTGTTTTATATTTAATATTTTTTAGTTCAATACATTCTTCTTTATTTATATTATTTTCCTGTTCCATTATATTATAATATATAGTGTTCATTTTAACTCAGTTTTATTAAACAATATACTTTTATAAAATCAATTGGTTTTAAATAAATTATTTTATTATTCAATTACAATAATGGATGCTTCAAATAATATAGATCATAAAAAAACAGTTCATATTGTTGGAACAAATAATAAATATATGTTAAAAAAAGTAACAAGAGAGAAAGTCCCTGAATTAAAAAAACGAGTTGTAAGTAAAGAATGGACTTTTGCTGAAGAGTATTTTAAGTATAATAAACAATTACAAATACTGAATGACATTATTTTAAACAATCATATAAATGAAGATGATGTTGTTACCAAAATTATTATTCAACAAATAAATAAAAAAATATCCAGTTATAAACAGCAAGATATAATCAAACAAAAACTAAATATTGAAAAGTTTATTACGTTTCAGGATGTTATTCATAAGATGATAGAATGCGAATTAAAATGTAGATATTGTATTTGTGAAATGTTTGTTTTGTATGATATTTCGAGAGAAATGAAACAATGGTCGGTGGATAGAATTAACAATTCTGAAGGACATAATCAGGATAATTTTCATTTAGCTTGTTTAGAATGTAATTTAAAAAGAAGAAAAAGGACAGATGAACATTATTTATTCACAAAACAATTAAAATTAGTAAAACAGGGCGATTCGGTTTATTAATAGTATATTTATTACATACTATTAATATGGAGTGGAAGTGGACAAAAGGAGAACCATATGAAAGGTCTAGAAGAATAATTAAAGAAGACGATGTTATAGATAATGAAAAAATACAAAAAGAAATAGAACAATCTGCGTATTCAACATCTCTCCATCACGATGAAAATACTTGGGATATTTTAAATCAAAGTTTATCTGGAAATGGATTTAAAGTTTCGAATAAGAGAGAAGACCTAGACCATAAAATAGCCGACCGAGAATTAGTCCAGCAAATCGGTGTTAACCCATTTTTATCCGAAACTAATTATGTGAATGATATTTCCATAAGAGACCAATTTTTAAAACCAATTAATACTACACAAGGTAGAACTAAAAATACTACAAATGAATAGATGAGTTTTAATTTACCATATTTATACACATTGTATGTAACAAACGGTTTACAAAATAGCCTAAAAGTGTATTTACTAATACCATAATTGAATTGATTATAAACTGTAAATTTACTTTATTGTAATGCCTAATTATAAATACAATTACTGAAATCAGTGACATCACATAAAGTATGAAAAAAAAGATAGATAAAAAATAAAAATAGACACAATATTCCTTTCCTAATGGACCAAAATATTCATTCATAAAAGTGTTCATTATATATTGTATAAATAATTTAAATAAATGTTAATTATTTTAGAAATAAACAACTTAAATATGTTTTTTACATTTAACAATAATGAATACAGTAAATTATACTACTCAAAATGAATTATTATTAAATAATTTGATGGATTTTTATAAAGATGAAAAAAATCTAACCAGAATGTTAAAAATCATCACAGGCGATTCTAAAATTTCCTTAAGAATTGTCGACTGGTTTGCAACAAATTACGCAAAAAAAAATTATACGTTGTTTATCACTGAAGACGATAAACGGTTTAAAGTATATTACGATTACAAATTAAAATTGAAAGCTTATAGTAAGAAACGGTTTGACCCCTTCTGCCGGTGGGATAGAATTTCTATACCGTACAAAAATGGAACATGTATTGAAACAACTATTGGCCAATTAAATTTTTTTAAATGGGCGATTGAAAATCAGGTCATAAATTACATTGAGGAAAATTATGACACCATTGAAAAGGACATGAATAATCGTAATAGCACATCTAAACGAAAAGAATCTGGATTAGACAACACAAAGACACGAAAAAAGAGAGAAGAGTTATCTATTTCCGCTACAAAAAGCATTAAAAAAGAAGAGGTCGAGATTGTAGTTCAGTTTCATTAGTAATAAATTGGTCGTTTATCGATTTATAAAACGATAATTAATTTAGACAAATATAATATAAAGACAAACTATATATTATATTATAATGGACGAACTAAATATCGTAGACTTAATCGAGAATAATCCAATTACCAAATTAAATGGTAATAATTATCAATCTAAAATGGTAACAAAAATCAAAGAACAATTTACAGAATTTGAACAACACATGTTTGTGACTAGTTTTTATTGTTTTTTAAATTATAATTCTAAAACAGATTTTGTGATTGATTTAGACAATGTATGGAAATGGTTAGGTTTTTCTACAAAGCAAAAGGCAAAAGATTTATTACAAAAACATTTTATAATTGAACAAGACTATAAAATATCGCTCAACCATCAAGTTAAGCAATCCCCACACATTAAAGGAGGTCAGAATAAAGAAACAATTATGTTAAATGTAAAAACCTTTAAATCAATGTGCTTAAAATCAGGAACAAAGAAAGCAGATGAAATACATGAATATTTTATAAAATTAGAAGAAATATTACAAGAAATTATTCAAGAAGAAAGCTCAGAATTAAAACTTCAATTAGAACAAAAAGAACTTCAATTAGAAGAACAAAAGATACAATCTGAAACTGAAAAATATACTTTACTAGAAGAAACATTGATTTCTCAATTTCCAATTAATACCCAATGTATTTATTATGGGAAGATTGATAATAAAAGTCTTGGAAAACCTAATAGTAAAATGTATAATGAAGATTTGATAAAATTTGGGCAAAGTAATAATTTAGCGGAAAGAATTAAATCTCATAAAAAAACATTTACAAATTTTAGATTAATCGCCGCATTTAAAGTAAAAAATAAAATAGAAATTGAAAATGCCATCAAACGATACCCTATTTTAGAAAAAAGATTACGCTCAGTAATGATAAATGATATAAATTATAGAGAATTATTAGCAATTGATAGTAATGCGTTTACAATTGAAAAAATAGATGAACACATTAAAACAATTATTAAAGAAAATGAATATAATATTGAAAATTATAATTTATTAATTGATAAAAATTATCAACTTGAAGAACAGATAAGAGTATTACAAAAAGAAAATAAAGAAAAAGACGAAAAAATAGAAAAAATACAAACTGAATTACAAAATTATAAACCTGATGTAACAAATGATTCAAAAAATAAAATAGCAAGTAATTATGCCATTTGTAAATATGGTTATTATTTATATGCTTTTGAGACAGAACCCTTAAGATATAAATGTTCTATAGTTAGACAAAAAGATTATGAAACACTTCAAATAAATCTAAAGCAACTGGACGCAAATGGAGAAATGAAATATAATGTAAAAGTATCATATCCTTTTTCAGAAAAAATAATGGTTTTTATTTTAAAAAATACTCAAACATTTTTAGGAAATAATAAATATGAATGTACATTTGAAAATATTAAACAAATACTTGATATTACGTTAAAATTAGAAGATTTATTAGTTAAAACAAAAGATTTGAAGAACCTTTCTGATACATTAGATGGTAAATATTTACAAAATATAGATACAAATATTGACCCAGGCGTTCCACAAGTAAGAAAATCTAAACGTTCAATCGACCAAATAAATAAAGATACTGGAGAAGTTATAAATACATATGAAAGCATTGAAGCGGCAGGACGTTCATTAGGACTTACTACAGGAACCGCTGTTGGAATAGCCCTGAGAGAGAAAAAAGTATGTCAGGGATTTCTTTGGAGATATTCTGGTATATCAAAAGAAGACCAATATTCAGAACAACCAGTTATAAAAGTATGTTGTAGTAATGGAGAAAAAACATATTTTAAAACAATTGCCGACGCAGCTAAAGATTGTAATATAAGTGCACCTGGATTAAGAGAAAGAATATTAAGAGATGTTCACGTAAATAAATATCATTGGATATTTAATAAAAATGCCACACATTATAAATAAATTTATTTTAAATATTATACAATTTAATATTTAAAAATATTTTACCACATAAAGTAATGGGAAATGCTCAATCAATTCAAAAAATAAACTATGAAGATGTTCAACATGTTATAAAAAATGTAGAAATGTACCTTTTAATTAACACCATGCCTGAAAATAATCAAAATTGTTTAATACCCAACACAACCAATATTTATCAAGAAGAAGAAGTAATTAATAAATGTATAAGAACTGGAAATACACAAATTAAAATTATTATATATGGACGAAATTGTAATGACGAAAAAATATATGTAAAATACAATCAATTAACATCACTCGGATTTTATAATGTGTTTATTTACGCAGGAGGACTTTTTGAGTGGCTCATGTTACAAGATATTTATGGCGAGGCAGATTTCCCAACAACCAACAAAGAACTGGATATATTAAAATACAAATCCAATAAAGTATTTGGAATTCAATTATTAGAATATTAGTATAATATTTAATATTTAATATTTACCCATATAAAGAATGTTTTTATGGGCATTGTTTTTTTTCTTTTTGTCGTCCAGTAGTGTTTTATCTGACACAGAATGTCCCTTTGTTACCAGCGTTGGCGATAGACGTAGTGATAAAACAAAATTACGGCTTGTCCAATATAACGTAGAATGGCTATTTATAGATTACTATAGTTCTGCCGATTGTCCGGGGGATGGATGTAGCTGGAAAAATCAAAGTCACGCAAATACACATATGTCGTATATTTCCAATGTTATTAAGGAATTAAATCCAGATCTAATTAATTTTTGCGAAGTTGAAGGATGTGATGAACTCAATCTATTAAAAGAACAATTGGACAATTCATATACGCCTTATTTATTAAAAGGGACTGACTCAAGCACCGGACAAAATGTTGGCATGCTAACCCGAATTGACCCAATCCAAACACTCTATAGGACTGATATAAGATACGATTACCCTATTTATGGGTCCACTTGCGGATATACGGGTCATGGCTCAACTGGAGTAAGTAAACATTATATTACTGAATTTCAATTGAATAATATGAATGTGGCACTTATTTCTGCACACCTAATTGCTATTCCAACCGATCCTTCCAGATGTGCACAGAGAGAAGGACAAGCATCTGTATTACAAACCATTGTGTCTGATTATATTTTCAAAGGATATGAGGTTATTTTAATGGGTGATTTGAATGATTTCGATGGAGAAGTATTAGATGTTAATAACAATAAGCCATTATCACAAGTATTAGATATTTTAAAGGGGAATTATCACGGACAGTATAAATTATTCAGTGTGGCGGATACTGTAGTTCAAAGCGAACGATATAGTGATTGGTATGACTCTGATAATAATTGTAATACACAATCTGGCAAAGATTATTCGATGATAGACCATATTTTAGTGACTTCTGGAATAAAAAAACATATATCAAATGTATTTTTTTATCACGGATATCAAGAATATTGTGGCAAATATAATTCAGATCATTATCCAGTAGTGGTGGATTTCGTATTGTAAGCATCTATTTATAGATTCATAAAATGAATTATTTCTCCTACCCATATATCAATCAGATTCACTTTTTCGCACATATTTATATTTCCGTCTAATAATAATTGAGTATCACACACACACGTATTTAATTTTGTATCTAACATATTATTATGATAAATATCACAATTTTTTAAATAACTTAATGGTATATTACATTCTCCATCTCTTGAGCGTGATGATATTCTTTCATAGCATTTTTCTGGAGAAGTTTTCACATAAATTACTTTATGAACTGGAAATTCATCGGAAAATGTATCAAACCAATTTAAATATATTTGATAATTTACATATTCTATTTTATGATCATCATATAACATTTTTGCAAATACCATTTTATCCGTGCACAAACTACGCTCCGTAATAATGATAAATGGGTTTGGACTATTTCTCATTTTTTCTTTTAATATATTTCGCAATTCTTTGATTCTCGAAACATATGCCATCATTTGGAAAGAAAACGAGTATTTTTCTTGGTCTGTATAAAATTTTTCTAACATTGTTATACCGTTTTCGTCTTTTATTTTGCTCCATTCATCTACGGGTTCTTTTAAAAATACAATGTTTTCATTCTCTTTGAAATGCTCCCGTAATTTATTCAATAATGTTGATTTTCCAGAGCCGATATTTCCTTCGATCGAAATTATAGTATAAGACATGTTAGTTATATATACTTCTAATTCTAATGTATTTATATTATTTCAATTTTATTTTAATAAATAGCTATTAACATTCAAAATAAAATTGAAATATAAAATATATAAAAGAATCATTCTATTACTATACAACTAAATGGATTTAAATCAACGAAAACTAAACAAATCTGAATGGGATTCTGTGGAAGTTCCAGTGTCAAAAAGCGAACTAGAAGTGTTGGATTTAATTATTGCCGGGTTTCATGATGTAAATATAAGAGTAAATAATAATAAATCGCTATTTATGTATTTAAAAATTGAATACAATGAAAAAATCGAAGAATATGTATTTAATAAGTATTTTAGAGATAGAGTGAAAAAATTAGAAGATAGTCTTAGGTTAATTGTGCCCGCCTATAAAAATATTGTGGTTGATGGAATTATTCGATTAAATTCCGCAGACAAAATTCGGCTGGAGAAAAATGATTTGGACAGTATTAAACAGGTAGATGTATATGAAAATATTCTTTTGACGCATATCCAAAAAATGATGGAATTTCGAAAAAAGAGCGATAAAAAAATGTATACATTTCATTATTTTACATTATATAAATTGATTCGCAATAATATTTTCAGATTAAATAAGTACATATATGAATTGACACAACAAGTATTGAATCTTTTGTCTGAAGAAATTGATATTGCGGAATTAATTGAATATAGTGTTGATTTTATTGAGAAAAATGATAATTTATTAAAATATGGAGATATGGTTTTATACGAACATCAAAAAGAAATCTTCAGCCTGTGTAAAAATCCAAACCCCAAATTGGTTTTATATATGGCTCCTACTGGGACCGGGAAAACACTCACTCCTATTTCATTATCAGAACAATTTAAAATCATATTTGTATGCGCAGCTAGACATGTTGGGTTAGCACTGGCACGCTCAGCTATTTCCGTTCATAAAAAAATCGCCTTTGCATTTGGATGTAGCAGTGCGGCAGATATTCGATTACATTATTTTGCAGCAAAAGAATATACAGTTAATAAGCGGAGTGGAAGTATTAGAAAAGTAGATAATAGTATTGGAGACAATGTGGAAATTATGATATGTGATATTAAATCATATCTTCCAGCAATGTATTATATGTTGGCGTTTAATAAAGATACACAAATTATCACTTATTGGGATGAACCAACCATAACCATGGATTATAGCGAACATGATTTTCATAAAATGATCCGAAAAAACTGGAAAAAGAATAAAATACCCAATGTGGTTTTGTCGTCTGCTACCTTGCCCAAATTACACGAATTAACCGAAACAATCCCTGATTTCAAACTTAAATTCCCCGAATCTGAAATATACAATATTATTAGCCACGATTGTAAAAAGTCCATTCCGATAATCAACAAAGATGGATATGTTGTGCTGCCACATTATTTGAGCAATGATTATAGTGAAATATTACTAATCGCGTCTCATTGCGAAAATTATCTGACATTGCTCAGATATTTTGACTTAAGAGGAGTGGTAGAGTTTATTACATATATTCTTAAAAATAACCTGGCAAATAATAAAATGAATTTACACCGGTATTTCGACAGCCTAGAAGATATTAACATGACAAATATTAAAATTTATTATGTAAAACTGTTAAAAAATATTATGGTAGAGCAATGGCCAAATATTTATGCTTACTTCACAACAGTTAGACGGCCTAGAATTGTCTCCAATGAAACAGTAGATACAAAAGGAATACGCATTTCTAAATCTAAAAGTATTGGACCCGGTACATATTCTCACGATTTAAATGGAACACCAATTGCCCGTTTTGCCAGCCAACAAATTATTCCACAAGGGACATCCGGGTCATATATTACTACAAAAGATGCATATACTTTAACAGACGGACCAACCATATTTATTTCCAATGATGTTGAAAAAATTGCCAAGTTTTGTATTCAGCAAGCAAATATTCCCACGATTGTCATGGACGATATTATGAAGAAAATTCAATACAATAATATTTTAAATACAAAACTGGCATTTTTGGAGAGCGAATATGATATAGAAAAAGATAAGATTGAAAGCACCGTGAAAAATTCAGCTGGTAACTTAGGAAGAATTAAATCAACAAAAGATATCCGAAAAATTAATAGAGTTGACACGGGAGAACAAACAAATAAAAATGTATTAAAAAGTCTTAGTGATGAAATGAATGCTATCAAAACAATGATTAAAAACGCAACTCTGAATGAAACGTTTGTTCCCAATAAATCACATCATATTGAAAAGTGGGCGGATGGATTGGATACAAAAGGAGCATTTACAAGTGATATTAATGAATGTACGGTAAATGCGATTATGTCACTTGAAGGCATAGACGACAATTGGAAAATATTATTATTGTTGGGTATTGGCGTATTTATTAATCATTCAAATATAAGATATACTGAAATTATGAAAAAACTAGCAGATGAGCAAAAGCTATACTTAATTATCTCTTCAAGCGATTATATTTACGGCACAAATTATCAATTTTGTCACGCGTATTTAAGCAAAGACATGGATTTGACGCAAGAAAAAATTATACAAGCAATGGGACGAATTGGCAGAAATAATATACAACAAACATATACAGTACGTTTTAGAGATGATGCGCAAATCGCCAAGCTATTTACGAATGATACTGAAAAACCAGAAATTATTAATATGAATAAGTTATTTAATTCCAAGAAAGTAATATTTGAAAATAATGTGTATGTTGAAGTAGAAAATGATGATGTTGAAGAAAAAGATGATGTTGAAGAAGAGTTAGAAAATGAGGAGATTTAAATAAATATCTTAAAAAATATAATTATAAACACTTTAATTTACTTCCTAATTCTTTATAATAAAACCCATTATATTGAATATTTTTTTCTAATGATTTTGCCAAGGTTTTATCGCTCATTTTAAGTGCTTTAATACAATCATATTTACACGCAAAAGCATTTATTAAATGACATTCTAAATCATATTGCCCTATACCATTTTTATATAACAATGGATACCCTTTATGTATTTCTTCAAATTGTTCTCTCAAATTACTTTCACAATCATCATATAATTTATAATAAAAACCTTTTGCTAAAGTAAAATTCTTAACTGGGTTGTCTAAGGCCGAAGATGATTCATATCCATTTTCAATTGCTGCGGTTTTTCTATCAATAAATACATTTACTATTTCTGTCTGTTCTTTGTTTATTTGAGCAACATATCCACTATTTTGAGTTCTTGTTTGTTTTGTTGGAGAGATATTATTAATAATATTAGGGTCTAAATTTCTCTCTACTAATAACCAACGAAACCCACAATAAATTGTATTTTCTTGAATAGCTTTATTTATACTTGGACGTTTAATATCTGTGTTTTCATTCATTACTTCTGTAACTGATTCATATACTTTAATAAGGTGTAGTGTTTCTGGATTAATTTTTTGTACTCTTGGACCTAAAGTTTGTAATTGTTCATTGAATCCAGTTGTAACTTTAGTTTGTTGTAAAGTTAATTTAGTTAGTATTTCTTGATTTGATTTTTCAAGATTATCCACTTTTTGATTTAGTGTATTAACCAGTTTAACCAGTTCTTTTATCATTTCATTATCTAAATTATTTTGATTTGTTTGAAGTTGATATTGTAATAATTCATTCTCTTTTAATAATTCGCTTACCTTATAATTATAATTTTGAATATTGTCATCAATAATTTTTAGTAATGTTTTATAAGAGAGATTTTTACCAATTAAAAATAATTCATTTTCTTTTTCGTGACTCTGTAAATTGTTCACTTTATCGTGTCTTATATTTTTATCATTGTGTAAAAAACTTTCAAAATCTTTACTTTTATCTACGCGAAAACAATTTAATAATACACATTCATCATAATGTATTTTATGTTCATTATATCTATTATGAACGCCTTTTGTGCTATGCCCTATTTTAATAACATATTCTCCAGTTGAATATGTTTTTACTTTTATTATATAAATAAGTGAACCAGAATAAGCATATTCTTTGAGTAACACTTTTTCTTTTTCAATAACTTGTTGGGTTGCGAGTTTTCCCTCCATTTCTATGTTTTTATTTTCTAATTGTTGTTGTAAATCGTAGACACCTTTTAAACGAAGCTCTTTGATTACTTCACATATCCAATCTTGAAATTTTTCAGCAATAGGTTTTCGAGATTTAAATAATACCTTATACAGACCTTTTTCAGTAAGAAAAGTTACATCTTGTAAGCCACCAAGGGTGTGCGTACTAAGCACTACCTTTTCTGTTTCGTTAAAATCTCTAATAACAGATCTAATGGTTGAAATATCTAATACTATTCCTATATCACTAGCACGAAATAAAGGGTTTTGAATATCTCCTTTAATTATAATTTCAGTATGTAGTTCATTTGAATTAAAAGCTTTTACTATATCCATTGGGCGTTATACTATATATAACGCCCTTTATTTAAGTTGTTTAATTGAAATATATTTATTTTGCCTTTTCTCAAAATTGTTGTTTTTTGCTTTAATAATTAAAAAGTAACAATTAATTATTAAAATATATAAATAACAACCACACGATATATGGTCTTTAATTGGAGTATGCTAACCCACCCATTCCACTCATTATTCTTAGCCATAATGATTACCACTAAGTTTCCCTAATGGATTGGACTGTATCTTAAGCCGGTTCAAATTGATTAAATCTTCATTACCGACCAACACCCGTTCAGTCTCTGACGCCCTACCATATCCTATCATAACGGATTTAGGTAGTAGGCATGCGGATTGCCCAATCCTTTTAATTATTACCATACCGGAGTTTAATCTCCGCCGCATACTTCTTTCGAAAATATGTTTGGTATAAAAGGCTCTAAGGGGTTCCCCGAACAACAAGGTATTTCGCAAAATTAAATGTAGTTAAAAACAAATAATTTCACTAGCTACTAGCATATTATGTGAGTGCTTAACAATTTTATTCAAAGACAAGAGCTCACATTGTCTTTGTAGGTAGCTTTTCAACGCACTAAGTTTTTTTACGTTATAATTGGTAGCATAAACACGCACTTTGGCAGTTTTTGTTCCTTCAACCGTAGCATTTGAGAGCACAAGTTGGAGGGTGGCGTTATCAATACGGGAGAAGTTGCATGTCCCCGAGGGTTGGTGTTCTTCTGGTCGGAGCGCAAAAGAGTACACGTTAATGCCTTCATCTGGATTGCGAGTATGCGATTGATAAGGTTGAACCCAAGAAAAGTAAGACCCTTCGCGCTCAGAGAAGCGGTCTTGGCCGTTCAATTGGAGCTTAGCAGTAACCACTGGGTTCTGTCCCCAACAATGCATATCCAAAGAGGTCTCGGAAAGCACAAAGGTTCCTGCGTCAGAAACTCCTGAGTTTTCAGTATGGCCAACACCTCCCAAATTTGGCTGAGTAGAAGGATCAGTTGAGTTGTGCCAGTATCCAGTGAAATTCTCATAATCCAGAGCTCCTGCATCTTGAAACAATCCGCGAGCATCAATGTAGGCGCGAGAATCCTCTGCAACGGCAGTTGGACCTCCAAACGCATGGATAGCATTTGGCAGGGCATCGATGGCATCCGTGTAATTAAAAGGTTGAGCCCCAAGCACTTTGAACAAAAGAGCATCGCAAGTCAAAGACGAACAATAGTCGACATTTTGATCTGGTTGGACGACCCAGATAAGCTCCTTCACTGGGTGGTTGAAGTTAAGCTTGATCTTGTTTGAAGAAGAACCAACAGACTCATCCCCAGTGAATTGCAGCTGAGTAATCAAATACTCGTGAGGGTTTTGAGCCATTCTTCGGCGTTCATCGGTATCCAAGAAGACATAATCCACGTACAAAGAAGCCGCAACTAAAGACTGATTATAGGCAATAGTGGCAGGAACAGGTCGGCCTACCGCGTATTGACTCTCAGAACCACCGTATGGGTTTGTGTTACAGTTCAAAGTAGTAACCGCCCACAAGCACTCGTCAATAGGACGAATATCCAGATTGATCTTGACTTCGTGGTATTGAAGAGCGATTAAAGGGAGAGCAAGTCCTGGGTTGGTGCAAAACCAAAATTGAAGTGGAATGTATAAAGTAGTCTCTGGAAGAGCATTACGAGGAGCACACACTTGACGTGGAGCCAAAGAGTCACAAGGAGACTCAACATCAGAAAAAGATGGATCGGTGATAAATGTGAGTTGAGTTGTGTTACCAATCATCTTGAAATATCCACGCTGTTGCTCAGAGGTCATTGTAAGTTGGTTCCAAATATGCATCCAATCTCCATATTGACGGTCAATACGTTGACCACCGATTTCTACTTCCACTTGAGCAATAAGCTGCTCCCCTGGGAAATCTAGCCAACGAGCATACACGCCGGTATTTTGATTAGCAGAATAATTGCCAAGTCCCATCAGTTGGTTAATCTCGGGAAGAGTTACTTGGAGATAAGTGCGGTATGCCAAATCTCCGTTTCGTGATATAACACATTGTACACGGCGTCCAAAATCAGCTTGGCCGTTAAAAGTTTGTTCAATGGATTCAATCGCAAAGTTTGTGTATCTGCGATAAGTTACTTTCCAAAAAGTAATCTGAGGATTTCCTGTACATTTCCTCTACCTTATCTCTCGATAAGGAGTAGACTATATCTTAAACAGAATTTATATTTGCTTTTGTTTCAGCAAGTTCTATATTTAATATAAATTCAGACGAAAACCATTTAGTCGTTGAACCTTCTTCTTTAAATGTTTTTAATTTGTTTACAATATAATTAATTTGATTTATATCAATGTCTTTTTTAGACGAATTATAATAAATAGTAACAGGCATTAAATTAGACCAGTTACAGCATTTCATTTTTTCATCTTCATTTGTTAAATCGAATTTACAAGTAGGTATAATGTGGTCGATAGACCAATATGATGCATAATTCTCCCAATTCATTTCACTAGTGAAATTATATTCAAACCACTCTCTTAAATATTGAATATTACATCCAATATAATTCATGGTCGAATTGTTTTTAACAAGGACAGCTCTTAAACGTGCAGCTAATGATTTTTTGATTCTATAATTTATATTTGTATTATGTTCAATTTTGCACCATTCCGTTTTTTGCTCTGTTAAAAATTTAGGATAACAAGAAATACAAATCTTTTTTTTATAAAATTTTTTCAATTTTGCAAAATGGTTTAATGCTTTTTCCTCTTGGCATTTTTCACATTTTACAATTGTTGTTTCAGCTTTGTGTTTTCTAAGATTTTTTTTTCTTATTTTATCCAATTCATTTAAACATTTTTTACATGTTATACTGAATTTTGTTTCACTATATTTTCTGTAATTATTAATTGGGAAATTGAGTTCACATTTATCACATATTTTATCAGTAATTTCGCAAGACATTTATTTATATGTTGTATTTAATATTATATTTATATTGTTTTATTTATTTATTTAAAGAAGCTTGGATGCTCATTGCCCATTTCTATACACTATTTAACAGTGTAAATCATCTTATTCATTTTTACTATACCCAAGGGTTTTGTCTTGGCCACATTTTTTTCACAAAAAATGCTTAGTAGAATAAGTTTTAGGGGTTTCAAGCAGTTTGATTTTCTCACCAGGGATTTTCAAATTAAATAATTAAATATATTTAATTTCCCTGATTAACATCCGTGGTACTTTTCAATAAGAAAAGCATCCACAAAAGGCTTTATGAATATCTTATTTTTTCGATATTCCCTGATGTTTTTCTACCCTACAGGATTTCAAGGTAAACATCTTGTGCGCCATCGGTTGTTCCTAAAGGTTTCCCAAAAGGCCGGACTATATCTTAAGGTTATTACACCCCATTCCCATTTAGTCTCTGAACGTTCACCCAATTTATATATTTATATAAATGTAGTTGGAGGGTGCTTCGCTGCGGATTGCCCAATTCTTAGTGTTTTTACCATACCTTTTTTCTACCGAGTATTATTCGGAGCCATTATATTGTTTACCATTCAATATAATTTGGTAACTAAGACTCTAAGGGGTTTCCCGCAATTTGAGAATGTTGCAAATAGTTAATATTTATTACATATATTTATAACTATTTACTAGCCAGTTATATCTATCAAATGTTATTAGATGGGATACTAATAAGGTATTATCTGATAGTCACATTTTACAGTGTTTACCTATAATGGTATATGTGAAACCATTATAGCACCTGACTGTTGTGCCCTAAAGCTAAAAAAAGGCAACCAACTGCATCAAACCGCCTCCCATATTATATTATTGCTAAAGAAAAAAATTTTGAGAATTTTAATTTAATTACTTTATTTAATTTAAATCAAATAAAGTAATTTATACTAATTAAACAACTTGCACAGGTCTAAATTGGTCTTCATAAATTGCATCAAATAGGAATCGTCTAGGACTTCTTTTTTATTCTCGTGATTTTTTGTAAAAATATATGAATCATTTCTTTTTTTTACGGACCATCCTTGCTCTATTGTATTATATAATAATAACATTTTTTGAAATGTTATCGCGTCTACTTTAAAATTCGTATTTTCTAAATCTTTTAAAGAATCTAAATTAATTTTAATGTCCATTAAATAAAAAAAAGAAAACTATTATATACTTTAAACTTGGCTATTTACGATATATATATATATATATATATATATTCAATTATTAATTAAATATAGTATTTTATCTATAGTTAAAGAGATGCCTTCATTTAAACCGAAAACGGGAAAAAAGATAAAATTTAATAAAAAAAGCTCTATTACACTTGACAGCAAACATAAAGAATTTTTAAATGAATTTTCTAAAGATGAACAAAATAAAATTCCAGAATTAAAAATAGAAAGACAACAATTAAAAGATATGCTGCTTAATAATTCTTTAACCATTGAGGAACAATTAGATTGCCGAGATAGAATAAATGAAATTACACAAATTATTAAAGAAATGATAAATAAAAAAAAAGAATACTTTTTAGATAATTCAAAATATATTTTCGACTATTTTGAAAACAAAAAAGGCATTTCTGATGGCACAACTAATCCTGTAAGTGACAAAACTAAAATACTTAATTCTTTTTTTAAAATTAACTCCGCCGAAGTGGATACAAATAAAAATAAAACGAAAAATTGTAATAATGTACAAAAATATCTTAGCAATATTGATGATAGTTTTATTGATATTAATTTATTTGTCAGTCAAACAGATATATGTCAAATATGTCATAAAGGAGAAATGATTCCTCTGGAAGATGAAGGGATATTAATATGTAATATGTGCTTCCGAAATATCCCTTACCTAATTGAAAATGAAAAACCGTCTTATAAAGAACCTCCTAAAGAAGTATGTTTTTATGCTTATAAAAGGATTAATCATTTTAAAGAAATACTGGCTCAGTTTCAGGGAAAAGAAACTACTCAAATTCCGCTAGAAGTCATTGAAAATATTCAAATACAAATCAAAAAAGAGAGAATCACTTTGGCACAAATTACAAATGAAAAAACCAAAGAAATACTTAAAAAGTTGGGATATAATAAATATTATGAGCATATTCCATTTATTAAAGATAAATTGGGAATTAAACCGCCAATTATGTCTCCTGAATTGGAAGAATTATTATGCAATTTGTTTATAGAATTGCAAGCGCCTTATTCCAAATATTGTCCAGATGATAGAGTCAATTTTCTAAATTATTACTACACCGCATATAAGCTATGCGAACTATTAGGCGAAACTCACTATTTGGAGTATTTTCCGATGTTGAAAGATCGCGAAAAACGAATCGAACAAGATACTATTTGGAAAAAAATATGCGAAGAAAAAGATTGGCAGTTTATTCCGACTATTTAATATATTACATGTTTTGTTTTTGTAATATATTATGATATAATTTTTAAATTCTTTACAACATTTTTCACACGTAAAAAAGGAAGAGCAGAATTTTGGCAGAATTTGGTTTCCATTTAGTTCATTTTCGGTTTCCATTATGCGTTTTATATGTTTTCGTGCTAAAATATGTGTGTTGTAACTACTTTTTTTGCTTGTAGCATAGTCACAAAGTTTACAATAATATTTCGGGCAGAATTTTGGCAGAATTTGGTTTCCAAATGTTTCCATAAAATAAATAGAGACAACATTTTTAAGTTTATATTAATGAAATATATATTTTTAAAAAAAAATATCATCACAAATTTATAAAATGTGGATTTATTTTGTGACGCTAATTTTTTTTATGGTCACAAAAATAAAAAAAAGTTTATTTTCCCCTTTTTTATATATTTTTCAAAAATGGACAAAAATAAATGTCCAAAATTACATTTCCCCAAAACTTTCCGAATTTTTCTTTCAAATTTGAAATATTTCTTTAAATATCTTTTTTCATTTATTCTTTAAAAATCAAGAAAAAATAAATCCCAAAAGTTTTCGGGAATTTCGATTTTGGACATTTATAAATGTCCATTTTCCACTTTTCCCAAATAAATGTCTAAAAAAATATTTCTGAGACCATAAAAATTTTTAAGGTCTGAGCATTTTAAAAATATTTTTCAATTTGTGACGATAATTTTTTAAAAACCAAATATTCTTTTTGAGAGAAAAGAATTTAGGGATTTTTTATGTTAACCAATTATAGGGAAAATGTTAACAAAAAATCCCCAAATTTCCCCCCGGTATTCTTGCGATTGTTGCCACATCAAAACCAATAACAGAAAAGATTTTGAAAAACATTTATTGACAGCAAAACATTCCAAGTTAACAAATGTTAACACATCGTTAACAGAAAAATCCCCAAATGGCGGCTATTTTAATTTTATATGTCAGTATTGTAATAAAGAATATAAATCTCGTGTTGGTTTATGGAAACATAAAAAAATATGTAGTAATATTATTATGGATCAACAATCTGAAATATTTGATAAGGATCAATTAATTTTAATGCTTGTAAAACAAAATTCTGAATTGATAAAAGAAACATCTGAATGTAAAAATATGATGATGGAAGTAATTAAAAATGGAACCCAAAATATTACAAATAATACAAATTCACACAACAAAACATTTAACTTACAATTCTTTTTAAATGAAACATGTAAAGATGCGATGAATATCATGGATTTTGTAGATTCCATCAAAGTACAATTATGTGATTTAGAAAAGGTTGGGAAAATTGGATATGTAGAAGGTATCTCCAGTATTATCGTAAAAAACTTGAATTCACTAGATGAAACAAAACGACCTGTTCATTGTACAGATACAAAGAGAGAAGTAATATATGTAAAAGATGAGGATAAATGGGAAAAAGAGAATGAGAATAAACAAAAGTTAAGAAAGGTTATAAAACATGTAGCTCACAAAAACTCCAAAATGTTAAAAGAATATAAAACAAAATACCCAGATTGTGACAAAAGTGAGTCGAAATATTCAGATATTTATAATAAATTAACGATTGAAGCTTTGGGAGGAAAGGGAGATAATGATTTAGAAAAAGAAGACAAAATCATTAAAAATATTGCGAAAGAAGTAACTATTGATAAATAATTTAATTTGGCTTATATGGAAAAAGAGTAAGTCCTCTTGTGTTATAGATGGAAAAATTAGGGTCATTACAATTTGCCCCTATATTTCGCCCCCCTCGCATTTTATATGTCTTACAACGACGGACATTTTTACTCTTACGTATATTTCTTTTTCTTTTTCGACTGCGGAGTGCCATAATATATTCTACTTAGATTAAATATATTATGTTATTTATGTTTAAAATCCACCGGGAAATCGCACCAAATTAGCACCAATACCAAACCCAGCACCAGAGCGAGCCGTTGCGCCCATACTAGGAATATAAGTGTCTAAAATACTAAAAGTGGCCGCAGCAGTCAACGCAATTAAAATAATTTCCTCAATATTTAAAGAACGTTTAGGAATAGCATAAGCCGCAATCGCAACCATTAAACCTTCCACAAGATATTTAATTGTTCTTTTTACAAGTTCGCCAACGTTAAATAAACCGTTCATTATATTAAATAATAAGAAAAAAATAATAAATGCGATAAAAAACTTAAAAAGAATTATTCAATTAATTAAAATGAGCCGCTCTAAAGAAAAGAATACTAAAAAAACGGGTTTTGAAAAAAAATTAATAGATGGAAAACCTAATCCTAAATATGTTGACTTATTAGAAGAAGATAAACCTATTGCTGGACAAAAGTTTACATGTGTCTCTTTTATATCTCCTGAAAATATCATTAAGCAAAAACAAATGTTTTACTTTGAACAATTCCTAAAGAAGTGGGAATTAAACAAATCTATGGAAAAATTTGTTCAGTTTATGAATTTTATTTCATTTAAATATAATGTTTCATTTGATGACCTAACAACTGATTTTAAAGAGTTTGTGAAAGAAGAAAAAGAGTTATTAATTAAAACTAATATGGAAGATGAGTATAAAACCTTTTTAGATGCGAATGAAGAGGAACTAAATAAAAACTTTGGAATCGAGCATAATTTTCAGACAAGCGTACGAGGTTTAAAAGTTCGCGGAAATTATCCCACGCAAGAGGAAGCAGAGTTGAGATGTAAACTGCTGCGAGAAGTAGACCCAAATCACGACATTTTTGTTGGACCAGTTGGTTTCTGGATGCCTATGGATCCAGAAGCTTATAAAACAGGTCGTGTGGAATATATGGAAGATGAACTAAACCAATTGATGTCTGAGAAAAACAAAAATGAGTCAAACGCGAAAATAGAATTTGACAAGCGTGTGAAAGAGAGCAAACAAAAAGCAATTGAAGAAAATATTAAAAACGCCGAAAAATCAGGCAATACTTTGACGCAAAATATTGACGAACAGGGCAATTTAATTGGTGTCAATAATGGAAGCACGCAAGAATTCGGATTGAAAGAGAAAGAGAATATTTCTTCTGCGGATATTCAAAGAGAATTGTTTGAAGGGGATAATATTGTTGTTGGAAAAACAGATAATGGTCAAAGCAAATTAATTAGCGGGCCTTTTGCCAATAAGAAATAAATATATAAAAAATTGATTCATTTTTAGTATAATATATTAAAAATAAATAAAATGGAAGATGCCAGCACAATAAATACAATTACAGTAAAATTATGTGAATATTGCGACAATAATTTTGAAGTAAAAGAAGGCACAAAATGGAGAAAATGTTGTAGCAGGTGTTATTTTACATATAAAAAATTTGAAAGCAACAATAAAACATTGGCAAATAAGAATTAATTAAAACTAACTATTATCTTTAATTTAACAATTCATCAATACAATTATAACAAATAAAGCAAATATCAATACACATCAACATATCTCTTAAAAAGCATCTCAGAATTGAATTTATTTCTTGTATATTTTCACTGTCATCCATATTAATAATAGCATTTATCGCCATTTTTAATTCATTATTAATATAACTAAAATTATCCCGATTTATATTTTGTAGCAAACAGTTCTTTAGTTGGTCTGATTGTAAATCTATTTTTAATTGGATAAATTCATTGGTTGTTATAGTTGGTTCAAGTTTTTGTATAAATCTTGTTTTTAATGCTACTACTCTTGATAAACTATCATATGTATAAACGCAATCATCGCATGAACTTTTCTCACATTCCCTACACATCAACTCCCAATATCCCACTATTTCATTACAGTAGTAACAATAATCTCTGCCCGTAGTTGATAGTCTGATGTGTTCCTGCTTAGTACTACTCGGATGGGGGCTAGTCATTTATATTGTTATACATATGAGTAAAAGTTTAAATCAATTTTATATTTAATTCTAATTTAAATTATATATATTAAAACTACTTAAAGACCAAGCGCCTCCTATATATCAAATCAAATATATTTAAAGAAATGCTACGCATAAATGTATATGTTTTTTTCAATTATACAAGAAGTTGCCTATAAATATGTAAGAGGCATGGGATTTTATTTTGTATTTACAAATGTGGTGGAAGTGTATAACAATAGACACCAAATCAAAGAAAAAAATATGTATGAATTATATAATTTTGTGTCAAAAAACATACATGAATTATGTGAGTATGAGTTATCTTGTTTTGTTTTGTCAACTACTTGGGTGACAACATTTCCTTTAATAGCTATAATGGGAGAAGCAGTTACAATAGATGAAAAAATATGGAAGACTCTTATGATTTTTTCTTGGATTGCGCTTGTTGTATTTTAAATATATTTTTGCGAAGATTAAAATGTGTTATATAAAATAGTTTAAATATAAAAGGTCATTTATAATAATCATGTCATCCTATTCGGACAGAACTCTTATCGTATTAAAAAACTCTGGAAAATTGTCTCTATATATTTTAGGACATTTGACATTAGGTGTTATAATGGTACCAACTTTAACAATATTGTGTGTTCAATTACCTGCTGAATATATTATTACAGGTGACACAAAAAATATGAAAGCTGGTGTTAATTTTATTGAAAATTGTAAAAGTATACTAGATAAAGATATATTTTGAGAGGGATATTTATAAATAACATATAAAGACAAATTTCTTATATTATACATAATATGGTGCTTTATACATTTTGTTGGACATTCGTAGGCATTTCGAGTGGATATGTAACAAGTGTAATATTTAATAATATTCATAAATTATTATATAATACAACTATTTCGAAATTTAGTAAATATAGTATAATAACAATTATAACATTTTTTGCATTTTTAAAAGGATACACGGGCAATGATTTAATAACAAATATATTGAATTGTGTGTTGATGTGAAAAAATGGAAAAAGAATTGTAATCCTTGTTATAAAAAATTAACACAAAATGTATTATAACTAATTGTAATAATACATTTCAATAAATCCCAGATAAAAAATAGTTGTTAAACGGTACTATAATAATAATCATCTATTATAATTTTATTTTTTACACAGCGACTCATCTTTGCAGTAGATATGCCTTCTAATTCAGCCGCTTTTGCGATTGTATCCCATGCCGCTAATAATAAATCGCTTTGGGCTTCTCTCTTATACACTTTTTTACCAGTTGATGATATAAGTTTAGGTTTATAGTCATGTTGTTTTAAAGACAAACCATAATATCCGTTATTATTTCCTTCAGATGTCCACACAGTTGCTTTTAGAGCATAAGGCGTTTCATTTAAATATTCTTTTATTTCTTTCATATCATTATCTGACAATTCTTTACCAACAGATATTTTCCATTTTTGGTATTCGCTCAATAAAACAGAATTTAAAATTTTACCACAATCTGAAAATTGACATACTTGAAATAAAAATGTTTCAACATTAGAATTTTCTTTAGTTTTTTTATATTCAACAGGTTTTAATTTGATGCCAATATAACCATGATTCCCTTGAATGCGTTTTGGTTTAAATCTTATGTCCAAATAATTTTTTAGTGCGTGAAATGCTTCTTTTGTAGGTTTAACTTGACTCCATAAACGATAACGACCTTCTATACTTACAGATAATTCTTCTACATCTGTTCGTACAATACAAATACTATTTATAAACTCATTGAATTTTTTATTCATATCATCTTCAGGCAATAATACATTTTGATATACAGATTGATTCTCATTATTAAGAGAATTAATTATTTTTTGATTTTTTTCTAGTAAATCATTTAACTCATTAATTTTAAGATTTTTTTCAATAATCATAAGTTCTTGACTTTTATTTCTCTCTCTCAATTCCCTATTTTCATTTTCTAATTCTTCATTTTGTTTCATTAATCTGTTAAAATTATCTATACTATAGGTTTTAGAATGTATAATATCTTTGATGTGTTTAGTTAATTTATCAATAGTAAAATTTGTAGCATCATACGCAATTATTTCTGTTTTGTTTTTACCATTTAGTTCAAGTGTACGAATTTGTCTTTTAATTTTAGGATATGTTTTAATTAGATTTTCTATTTCTACTTTATTTTGAACTCTAAATGCTTCTACTAAAATAAAATTTGAGTATTTTTTACGATGGTCTAATATTCTAGTTGCCAAATCATTAGTGTGTCCAAATTTAATTAATGTTTCCTTTTCTTCATTCGTATTATCAATTGTACCAAAATATATACATTCGGTATTTAATGGAAATTGAACTATTATCGCTTGTTCAACTGCTTTTTGTTTTTCTTTTTTAGAATTTTGTAATAATTTATCTTTTTCTTGTTCAGAACTTTGCTTTATTTCCAAAATAATATTTTCTTTTTGCTCTAATTGTAGTCTTAATTCGTCTGTTTCTTCTTCTACTATTTCATGCAAAACATCTTCCATTTTCATATAATATTCATGAATTTCTGATGCTTTTTTTGTTTGAGCTTTTAAACAAAGGGATTTAAAACATTTTATTGTTAATAATATGGTTTGTTTGTTATGTCCACCCCATTTTTCATCATTTGAAGTTGCTTCACATTTAGGTGAAGCAAGATTTTTGTAATCTACATCTAACTTAAAGTGTTTTTCTAATAATCTTATGGATGTAAATTTTGAAGCAAAACCTAACCATTTCCATATGTTATCTAAATCAACTACAAAATCTATATTTTTATCATAATTTAAATAGCAATAAAAACTACTTACAAATAATTGTTGTTCAAAACCAGAAAAATTTTCTTTGATTTTATTTATTAATTTGTTATTATATACATTTGACAGTTTAGAGATTGGATTTTTCTCTATGAGTTCTACGATGTTAAGTTCTTGCATCTTATTATATACTTTATAATAGGATACTCTTTAAGTTATGTATTCTTGTTTATTTAATTTAAAAGCAAGAATTATAAAAGCATGTTCTTACTTTGCTCAACTTTTTAAAGTTGATTTACCATTTATTCGCCTTTTTCACGCTGATTTTTTGTCCTGCGCCACGTTTTTTCACGGAATTTGGGTCATATTGTTCTTCTTCATCATCATCTTTCATTCCTTTTGATAATTCCCAGAACTCTTTAGAGCCTAATCTGAAGTCACCATGGTTATCAGCCTTATACCAAAACACTTGGTCGTGTAGTTTATTTGATTTGGAGTTATTATTAATAACTAGACACTCATAATTTTCAGTACATTGGTCCATTACTTGACAAAAGCTCTCAAATGTTGGAAACATACCCGCATAATTCTCATATATTCTTTTTCTATTTGCTATGTAATTCTCTCGAAGAATAAAAACATAATCTATATTTGTTCTTAGTGTTGGTGGAATGCCAAGAGGATATTGCATTGTGATGATTAACATGACCTTCCAATGTCTCCCGTTCATAAATAATAACCGCATCATTTTCTCTCTTGTCCATGTAGCGTCATACAAGCAATCATCTAAAATCACAAATGCTCTGGGGTCAATAGTGCTGCGTTTATAAGTTTCCATTTCTTTTTTAATTTGTTTCAAAACGGTTCGTTGTCGTTTCAATATGTTTTCAATAATGGCCGTATTATATTCATTATGAACGAATAATTTTGGCACCATTTTCGCATAGAATCCATTTCCTTCTTCTGTGCCAGAAATAACTGTACCGATGGGTATTTCTTGCTGATAATAAAGCAAATCCCTCACTAAAAAAGATTTGCCTGTATCACGCTTTCCGATTAACACAACCACGGGTCCTTTGTTTTCATTCGGTTTAAAACTTATGCTTTTCATGTCAAACTTTTTTAACTCTAGTGTCATATAATATTGAATAAAGTTAAATATTATATTTAAACGAATTCTTTTAGATTACTTATATAAAACAATTATAAGTTAAAAGTACCTATAATTTATTATTATTACCTAATAATGATAAACGTAAATTATCAAAAACGGAAGAATACCGAACTTTTTCAAAGTTTAGAAGATTCTGATTCCCTTTTTCTCTCTAAAACACAAAATTATATTCCTATTTATAAAAGATTTTTTGAACTGAATGACACGAATTATACAAATATAAATTTAAATCATAAATGGTTTATTTCATCCATTAATAAAGACCCAGATACAATGTCTGATTCTAACACAGATGATGTACACAATATTAATATATTCAATTGTCGCCTCAAAAATATAAACAACAAAAAAGGCAAAGACAAAGAAGTGTTTTTTAAAATGGCCCCTTTATTAGACCCTTTTAAATACTTAATTGGCAAATATAACGCACAAGATGAAACCCTTTTTCATTTACCAAATATAAACTCCACTGAAGCAACATGTAATCATAAAATGTTAGATTTAAACAATTCCGCATATGTGGATGGATTCTTTTTATTTTTAACGAGTAATATGATACACCAATATAATTTTTGTCATGGAGTAGATTATTATGGATCCTATTTAGCTTTGAAAAATAATTTCGTGCTAAATGTATATGACGACATTGACTATTTAAATAATTCTGAGTTTTTCAATAAAAACAAAAATACTTTGTTTAAAATTGACGATTATGATCATTTATTTCAGTTTCAAAATCCGGAAGATAACATAAAACCGATTAAAATTGACCATACTTCATCGCTACATTCAACATTATCTATTCAATCCATTGATAATGAAATATTTGAAGATATATTTAGCAATGATAACACATTGATAACCCTAGAAGATTTAAAAGGAGAAGAAGTGAATTTGATTGATATTACAAAGTCCAATTTACAGAATGAAACAGAACACACAGTTACATTAAATTCTACTTCAACTTGTTCGTCTAGAACATCGTATACAGTGGATGATGGAGAAAAAGACGAGGAATGTGAGCATTGCAATTCAAACAATTATAAAGAGCCGGAGGAAGAGTCTTCGGAAAATGAATGGGAAGATATGGATGACAGTTATGAAGAAGAAGAAATAAATGTCATTATTCCAAAATTTCCGGTTCAAGTAATTAGCATGGAGTATTGCGAAAATACGTTTGATGATTTAATATTATCCAATCAATTAACCAACGACGAATGGTTTTCCGCGTTTATGCAAATAATTATGATTCTAATCACATATCAAAAAGCATTTTCATTTACTCATAATGATCTACACTCGAATAATATTATGTATAATTATACGGATAAAAAATACATTTATTATTGTTACAAAAAGCAATACTATAAAGTGCCAACATTTGGCCGGATTTTTAAAATCATCGATTTTGGTAGAAGCATTTATAAATTTGATGGTAAATTATTTTGTAGTGATAGTTTTCAAAATGGAAATGATGCGGCAAGTCAATATAACACAGAACCATATTTTAATGAAAAGAAACCAAGATTGGAACCCAACTTCAGTTTTGATTTATGTCGCCTGGCTTGCTCTATATTTGATTATGTCATTGAAGATGTGAGTGAAATTAAAAGTGTTAAAAGTATTAAAGACCCGGTAAAAAGATTAGTAGTAGAATGGTGCTTGGATGATAAAGGGATTAATATGTTGTATAAAAACAATGGACAAGATAGATATCCAGAGTTTAAATTATACAAAATGATTGCGCGTTTTGTTCATAATCATACTCCACAAGCTCAATTAGAGAGAGATGAATTTAAAGCATACACTCAATTGAATGGAGAAGTACCAAAAGATTTTATAGATATTGATAATATTCCAGTTTTGATTTAAAAATATATATTTATTTTAATTTAAAGAATATATATATATTAATATTTTTTAATTACACACATAGTAAATAGTTTTGTTTTATTTATAAAATTAGGAATAATATAAAATTTCTGTATTTTTATTTCATCTATTTTTATTTTTTGTAAATATTTAGAATAATAATCACTTATGCTAATATTATCATTACACGAAGCATTTAAATATGAGGTATAACATCTGAGGGGTTTCTCTTTTTTTGAATCAAAATCAAACTCACATAAAAGTATATTTGGCCCACCAGATGAGATAAAGTCTTCAAACAAATTAATACAATTATTTTCGGTCATACATAATATAAATAATTGTATTTATATTATTTATATTTTGATTAAAACTCGGGGTTGTCTGTAAACACAGGAGTTTCCACATTTCCGCCATCTTGAATCATCGGCTTCAATTGTTCTAAAATAAAATAACCAAGTATAGCACTAAAATATACGACAAGAGCATCTCTGATAAGTATTTTTAATGGTTTTGATTCTTTTTCAATAATCCGCATTTCCGCAAATTTTGCTATAATAAAAATAACTGAGATGACTCCTGATATAATAAAAATATTATCCATTTAAAATATGGATTGTATATTTTATTTTTATTTTTACGCATACATGTCTATTTATTCTAAAATCTCGGCATCAATTAATAAATCGGGAAATAATTCTAATTTTGGTTCTTCAATGGTTTGTATATTAAAATTATCTAAATGAACCGATTCATCCGATATGTTTAGTTTTATGTTATTTTCTTCTTCATCTTCAGAATTCTCTAATTTTCTTTGTTCCGTTCGCATATTACTAATTGTTTCTAAATGTTCAATTGTTTTTGGAACATTCACTGGTACAACCGTACCATCCCCTCCAGAAACATAATCAATATCGTTAAACGTTAATTTACTCGTAGTGTTTGTATTAGAATTAGGATTAGTATTGCTAGTTGTATTAGAATTAGGATTAGTATTGCTAGAATTAGGATTAGTATTTGTATTGCTAACTGGTTGTTTTTGTGGTGGATTTGGGACAACTTCTTGTTTGATTTCTTCCACCACATCTTCTTCGATGGTTTCATACATATAAGCTTTTAATATTGCTTCCACCGGAATACTCTCTCTCAGCGTATTCAAAATACATTCCTGAACAATTATTTCAAGTTCTCTATGATTTTTCTGAATGTTCAATGGTGGAATATTTATTTCAAACAAGTATACGTTTTTATATACTTTTCGAGCCACATTAACATATACTTTATGAATAAAATCATCTAATTTAGGAACATTAATATCAATTTTCTTTTGTTTTTGACCCACACGCATCGCCGTCAAAATTTTTAATTGAATAATGTGAACACATGTTACTAAATCTTCTAAATAAGCACATCCAGATTTTTCGCTGATTCTTTTTCTCTCAACTTCAATAATAGTTTGATTCCATTTTGGAATTCTCGAAATAAAATTTTGAAACGTCATTAAATATTTATCCATTTCTCCGTTTTCTTTACATAATTTAATTGCTTCATCTAAAATAGATTTATACCCATCTATAATCAAAGGAGTCAAAATCGTAATTAATCTCGCCCCCCACTCATTTTTTGATTCATGAAGCGAACTTATATTAAAATCATCCATTTACATAAAACTAATATTTTCTAAAGATAGATCTGAACTTAAAAAAAGAAAATTTAAAATAAATAGCATCAATAGTTTTTCATTTCGAAATTCTTTTCTCACCCGATTAAATGTAATGAGTAATTCGTACCGTTTTTCAATAGTGATGGTTGCTTCTAAAAATTTATGATTTTGCAATAAATGAATAATATCTAACCCACTATACCCTTTCTCATATAATTTTGTACATAATAAAATAAGTTTTTCAATTGTTATTTGTTTGGTCACATTTTTTACCAATTCTTTTTTTAATAACTCTAACCTATTTGTTTTAATATCTTTCATATTAAATACATTATTCAAATTGTATTGATACAAATTAATAATAGCTCCATTTAACACTGGCTCCGGAACATAAATTTCGCAAAATCGCGACAGTATTGGTTTCATCAGGTTATACTTATCTTCCGCAACAATAAAAAATCGCGTAGTATGACTAAATAATTCAATACATCTCCGTAACGCGGATTGGGCATCAATGGTTAATTTGTCTGCGTTTAATAATACAATACTTTTAAAGGTATTTCCTCCATTCGAATTAATATGTGTCTTGGCAAAGAATTTTAATTCGTCTCTGATAAATTTAATACCTTTTCCTTGAGAACAATTAACATACATAACAAATGATTTTATTTTCTCTCTGTCATTATCATAAATTTTATGTATAAATTCATTGACAATAGTTCGTTTCCCACTGCCAGTGGTTCCATGAAAAAGTAAATTGGGTATTTTATGACTGGTATAAAAAAAGTCTAATTTTTCTTTAATATTTTTATGTATATTTATCATATTGTATTTATTATAATCTGAAAAGTGTTTTTATATTTTAATAGAACGAAATGAATATATTTACATAGTATTTAATTACCGCGTGTTTTGATTACGACATGTTGGACAAAATCGCATATTATTTCTCAAACAACAACTATAACAGCCGTCACACATTTTATGACCACATTGATAATAAGATGTAATGTCTGTATCTTCCCAACAAATCATACATTCTCCGCGCTCTCTCGATTCTGTTTTTATTTTACGAATATATATACATAGATATTTCATATCCATCCCCCATAAGTCTTTTAATTGTATGACATTTGATTTTGGTAACGCCGGATATGTTTCAACTGGCCTACCCATAAATATAATACAATTATTGTTTGACGAGATTAAATCCTGTCTATCTTCATCAATGCCAAATTCATGCTTAATTTTTATACTTAAATTTTCATATAATTCTTTTAACGTCCAATTTGGACATATAGGATAGATTGATTTATTGGCAGTAAATACTTCCTTGAAAGTTACTTTTACACATGATTGAACACTCATTGTTAGATTATAGTTATGTTTTGCGATTTAAATATAATTCAATTCAATTTTATATTTAAATCAATCTTTATGCTATAATAAAATATACTACTATTTTATAATATGCTTCTTAATACTCTAGTCGCGCCTTCTCTTAATTCTCTCTTTATTACGGGATTTTTACTTTTAATTATTTTATTTATATTTGTATCTCATTATAAACAATTTTCAAATTTAGATTTTTACAGAAAAATAAATATATTATCTTTATTGGTTATTGCCATTGGCATTCACGGGTTAATTCATCTGGGGGTTGAAATGAATTACGGGTTTAATCCGTATAAATGGATTTAACTATATTTTCATCCACGTTTACAAAAAACTTTCGTAAAATAAGTATCATTGCTTTATCATTCCGAGATGCCGCTATTTTAAGTGCAGCATACGCAATATTATTATCATCTTTTGAAATGGTAGAATTATGTAAATATAATAATACGTCGTGCTTTTTGCCTAAAAGTACTAAATCGGTTAATATCTCTCTATCAATTATCTCACCACTTGTATTATTCATGTTATATAATAAAGCACCAATAATATATAATATTTCAATTTTATTTTATTTTTATACGGATGTTGTTAAAGAATGTGTATAAGGATTGTTTCTAAAAGCATTCAAAATATCTGGCTGAATACGATCACATCCCGCGCACTCATTATAATATTGCGGCATATTAATTGACCCATATGTTTGTGTAGAAGGCGGCAACGGGTTGATTGATATGGCAGGATTCACTCGGCCGTCAAATCGGTCACTGTCATTTTTAATGGTGGTCAAATTCATCTGTTGATTAAATATTTGGGTGCCTCCTTGGTTTGGTCTATTCATAACAGTTGATGCTTTAATATCATTATTATGTTGCTTATATGCGGCTTCATAACTCATGTCCCCAAATCCTGTGGCGGCTCCACCAGAGCTACCGATATAACTACAACTGGTAGTATCTCTTTGTGTTTGGATGCCCGGCATGGCATTATTTACATATATGCCTTCTTTTTGATTGTTTATATTAAAATGTGGCGAATATAAGGTTGTTTCTTTAATTGTGGTTGTGGTAGTATCCTTTGGATTAATCACATAACTACTTGGAACCGAAGAAGTGGCCTCTCCATAAATGCGCACATTACACGTGGTTTCTTCTTTACGGGTTGGTCTAAACATATCCATAATTGGAGCAATTACCGCGCCAATCGCACCGCCAAATCCACTTCTTAATGTATCTGGTTGGCTTACGGTAGACCGGTTGTTTTCATAATTTGTATGACTGCGTAAAAAATTATCAGCGCCAGTACTCGGCCCACGACCTTGAGCGGAAGAGTGATTTACGCCACATGTCATAGACTCTTTGCGTTTGCTTTTCTCGTAATTTTCGGGAGCATAAGTCGCTTTTCTTTCAGCAGAAGTTGCTGGGCCAGTATAATCAGTAACAATATCATTACGTTTTAGAATGCCCATTTCTTGAATCGGTCTCAATGTTTCTCCCTTTTCAGCACCTGTTGTTGTCAACCAACGATCTTGTGTGTTAATAAAAAAAGTATCTGGACGTTGTTTTTCTACTCGGCCCATCGTCTGAGTGGTTGCGGAGTTTTTAATATACGAATTTGCGGGCCCCTCATGATTTGTCAATTCATATTCCAATTTTGGATTGGTAACCACTCTCATTTCATCCACGGTATATGGCAGCCATTTATCGCGTGCTTCCATTCCTGAGTTATAGCCACCGGTACCATTTACTGAATACCCCTTATCCAATCCAGGGCCAACCATTACACTTTCAAATGGTTTGATATTATTATTTTTCATAGCCGGATTTACTCTTGATTGATAAAAATCGCTGTTATTGGGCGCTCCATATGCCCATTGCATGTTGTCTTCTGGTTTAAACAAAGGCGCTTGCTCTATTTTTTTAATTGTTTGCGACCCTGAACCAATCATATTGTCTAACACAGATTCAGCTATATTTACATCATATGTATTTCCTTTTACTTTTCCGCCGTTAAATGGAACCATATTATTATGCTTAAATTGGGATGATTCTAAATAATTTCCAGTCATTGAATATATTTGTTGAGGATTTTGGCCAACTTTTTCGCCATTGTGTACTTTTTGTTGATATACATTTTGATTAAAATACTTATCTGTGGCTACATTTGGGTTTGGATATTCTTGGACAGTATCCACTAGTTGATTTATATTTGAAACGGGGAAATTTTGAGGAGGAATATTTGTATTTGGTAAATAATTACGAGATGCTCCCATATTCGCAAAATTCTCTTGACTTATTTTTGGCTGGGTTATATTTCTTTGTGCCTGTTGTTGGTTTGATACTATGTACATTCCGCCTAATGCTATTAAAGGGATGGCCAATTCCATTATTATATATATAAGGGATTATATTTTTAATTTTTTCGCCAATTAAACATATTTCATTTTGCCAATAATTAATTAATTTATAAATTTTAAAATCTAAATATATTATATGCAAATAAATTTAGACGGGGATTTATGTTGGAATGCGGATAAAATGGTTGTTAGAACTGAACTATCTAGTGGCATAGATGTAATACAACAAGAATTAAATAATGAGGTAAGTTCTAGAATATTTAGAGATATAAGTTTATCTCAAGAAATACATACAGTATCAGAAGACAGAATATTTGGAGATACAAGTCTCTCTACTGGGTTGTTAAATGAAATCAATTCAAGAATGGCCGATGACGCAAGTCTCTCTACTAGGTTGTTAAATGAAATCAATTCTAGAATGGCTGGTGACACAAGTCTTTCTACTGGGTTGTTAAATGAAATCAATTCAAGAATGGCTAGTGACACAAGTCTTTCAACTGGGCTGTTAAATGAAACTAATTCAAGAATGGCTAGTGACACAAGTCTTTCAACTGGGTTGTTAAATGAAACTAATTCAAGAATGGCCGGAGACGCAAGTCTTTCTACTGGGCTGTTAGATGAAACTAATTCAAGAATGGCAGGTGACACAAGTCTTTCAACTGGGTTGTTAAATGAAACTAATTCAAGAATGGCCGGAGATGCAAGTCTTTCTACTGGGCTGTTAAATGAAATCAATTCAAGAATAGCCAGTGACACAAGTCTTTCTACTGGGCTGTTAAATGAAATCAATTCAAGAATAGCCAGTGACACAAGTCTTTCTGATGGGTTGTTAAATGAAACTAATTCAAGAATGGCTAGTGACACAAGTCTTTCTATTGGATTAGCTATTGAAATTTCTTCAAGACAATCTGAAGATGCAACATTAAAAACATATATCGATACTCAATTTTCTACAATTGTTGGCGAATCACAAACATTATTAAATTTGTTATCTGAATTAGAAAACGCATTCGACAATGATTCAAATATGGCAACAGTGTTAATTAATCAAATAAATTCAGCTGTATCAAATGAATCCTCTCTAAGAACATCAGGAGACGCGAGTATTTCAACTGTGCTGGCAAGTGAAGCGGAAGAAAGAATATCTGGAGATGCAAGTCTTTCAACTGGGTTAGCAAGTGAAAATGAAGAAAGAATATCTGGAGACGCAAGTCTTTTAACTGTGTTGGCAAGTGAAGCGGAAGAAAGAATATCTGGAGATGCAAGTCTTTCAACTGTGTTGGCAAGTGAAAATGAAGAAAGAATATCTGGAGACGCAAGTCTTTTAACTGTGTTGGCAAGTGAAAATGAAGATAGAATATCAGGAGACGCAAGTCTTTCAACTGTGCTGGCAAATGAAAATGAAGAAAGAATATCTGGAGACGCAAGTCTTTCAACTGTGTTGGCAAGTGAAAATGAAGAAAGAATATCTGGAGACGCAAGTCTTTCAACTGTGTTGGCAAGTGAAAATGAAGAAAGAATA